GAAGTTATCTTCAACTGAAAAAGTTTCAACTTTGTCTGTACTAAAAAAGTCTACAAAACTTATTCCACAATACTTCTTAACTAAATCAGATACCTGAGGTACTATAACGCTTAAACGATCATCATCCTTCTCCCCTCGAAGGCCTTCTGCGTCTTTATATTCGTTTACTGTTATTAAGTCTGCCATAGTTAAAAAGGGTGGGTTTTAAGGAAACCCACCGAAAACCTGTAATTAGCTATTAACTAGCTGCTGCGTATTTCCATCCGTGTACACAATGAGCATTCTCAATTAATTGGGCAAAGCCTAATCTTTGTGAAGCTACTAGTACTCTTCTTTGGTTCGCTACTTCGTAGTCAGATTCTATTGTTACGCCTCTTAATCTAGGCATTACAAAGTTTCTTGGGTATACTGCGATAGCACCAGTTTTTGTTGCTGCTTTAGAAGCAAATTCGTCACATAAAATGACTCTTGAGCCAAATACTTGTCCGATTTCACCACTTAGTTTAGTAGCCATGTCGCCAACTAGGTTAGCGTCTTGGAACTCTGCATCTTCAAGTAGGTTGTAGTAACCATCTTGTGAAACAAGATAAACAACTTCTGATGGATTAACACCATATTTGCCCATATTCTTTCTTAGACCTAATAGATCTGCTGCAGTTAAAGCATCGCCTGATGCGAATATTCCACCTGAACCACCACCAACGTCTACAGTATTGTATTCAACATTACCGTCTCCGTTTTTAGCATGTTCAATCAAACCTTCAAATGAAGCTGCTGATGTACCATATACACCTTCAGCATTGTCTCCTGCTAAAAGGGCGTTCTCGATACCTCTTGCATGAGCTCTTACCATTGACTCTCTAATTAAAGGGAGAATCGGCATGATTGCATCTTCTTCAGTTTCGTTACCTAAGTAAGATTGTGAAATAAGCTTTTTAGTTGATAGGGTGATTTCTGTTAAGTCAACACCATTATTAGCACCTAAAGCGGCACCTCTAGCTTCTAAGTTTCCTTTTGGATTACTTCCACCAGCTGTTTGTGCTGATGTAAATTCAGCATAACCAGCGTCTGGTAATACTGGGATAATCATGTTAGCAGAAGTCATAGCAATTTCTCTAAATAGAGGTGCTAAAACTAATTCATTTTGAATATCTCTTTCAATTGATGTTGATACTAACTGTTCAAAGTTAGCTGAAGATACTTCTACACCTGCTTGTGCATTAACTTTTTCCATTAATGACTTAGAGTAGTCTGTATCCCAACCTCTACCAGTCGCTAAACCAGCAAATTTTGCATCCATAACATCTTGTTCAAAGTCTTTCTTCCAGTCGCCGTTACCATTTCTATTAGCAAAAACTCTTTTAGATTCACGAATATTCATGATTTCTTCTGATTTCTCAGCGAGTTGCTTTTCTAGGCTATCGACTACTGATTTTAAGTCTTCTTGTTTTTCATTGACTCTAGTTTCTAGGTCGTTCATTAGCCTTTCAGCTCCTGTCAAACCAGCTTCCACTATAGTTTTTGTTTCAATTTCCTTTGCTTCTTGAACAGCTTTTTCATTAGCTTCAACTTCAGCTTGCTTTTCAGCCGCTTCTGTTTGCGCTTTTTCGTCCGCTGCCTTCTGTTCGGCTTGTTTCATAGCAATTTTAGCTGCAGTATCTTCTGCAACCTTCTTTGCGAATGCTTCAAGATCGATTGAAGTTTCAGGAGATTTTCTTTCTTCTGACATATCAGTCTCCGTTGATGAGGATTTCTCCTCGCTTGGCTGCTCAATTTTAACAGCATCTGCTGGTGCAGTTGAGTTAGCCTGTAATATTTGTTTTTGGTACTTTCTGTATTCTTCCATACTGTCAAATGACTTTGCTAATCCAAAGGTTGCCCCTTGATTGCAAGGCACTGACACTACAGACACTTCAAATAGTTCCGCGTCTTTTATTTTGTACCCGTCGGTATCAGTCATATATTCAGAGTCTTTACATCTGAATCCAACTGAAAATGCTCCGAGGACACCATCTTTCACCAAATGAGTAATGTCACCTGCGGCTTTTGATATCTTTGCAGTTATCTCTAAACCTTTGTCTGTGACTTGTAAATCCGTTGCTCTACCGATAGGTTTGTTATAATCATGGTTAAAAAGTATAATTGGATTACCTTTAAAGTTTTCCAATCCGCCTTTCATCCATGCTTCGCTTTCGATTATATCTCCAGCTCTATCTAGTGCATTTGTACTTGCAGAACCTTTGATGTTTATTCCACCATCGTCGGTTTCGCCTAAAGATTTAAAAGTACTCGTCCATTGATAAATTTTATTTGACATCTTTTTTCTCCACTTTCACAGTCTTTTTAGGAGCAACTTTCTTAGGTGTTACCTTTTTAGGTGCTACTTTAACTGGCTCTGGCAAAGATACTGGATGTCTTTTTGCTACATACGATAAAATTCTATTCCAGCTACCGATTTTTCTACGTAAAACGTAGTCAAATACTGGAACATCGTTACCATATGATTTGTATTCAGCTAGTGTCATACTCTCAACGCCTTTTGACGCCATGAAGTCTGAAAAAGCCTTTACCATCATATCTTTTGTCATAATTATTCTTCCTCGCTTGGCGGTGTCTCTTCTGGTCTGCCGCCTTCTTCTGGGTTTGAGGCTGAACCTGCGATATTCGCAGGAACTCTTGGTTTATCAAACCCTGGTATTGTTTCAAGTCTCAACGCCTCCCTTGCTTCATTCGGTGTCATTATACCTGTGTTTACAAGTGTGGCGTAATAGCCTGCTTGATCTCTTAGTTCTGGTTGAAGAGCAGGTATACCTGATACGTTCTCATCAAGTTTGAAACCGAAAAATCTCTCGAAAGCATACGCTATTTTGTTTGTAATAGGTAGTATGGTTTCTAAATAAAATAAACGGTGGTTTGGTCTTAAATTTGCATTATTACCACTATCCATTAAAATCGGTGGAATACCTAGAGCTTTTAAGATTATCTTTTCATTGGCTGCAATGCCTTCTTGAAAATCCAAATCTTTAAAGCTTACTTCTGTAAGGTTTTCTACACTTAATCCACCATCTAAAAATAGTGGCCTTCTGCCGCCTGACTGTGGATTGTATCTAGCAACCCAAGCCTGTAACATTCTTTCCTTAATTTTCTCGGAAAGAGTGTTTGGTGATTTTAAAACTAACCCTGGAACTGCTCCATTTTTGAAGAAGTTATCCTGGAATCTTCTCATACTACCTAGTAGCTGCATAGTTCTAAATGCTGGCTTTAATCTTGGTATTCCTCTATAAATAGATTTAAATGAGTTTTCTTTGATATGTATAATTTCATCTGGACTGTAATCTATACTATTGTCATAAGAATATTTTTCTACATACTTATTCTCGTCACTATGTATAGTTACGTGTTCTGCTGGAAGATGATACAGATGTGCACCATCAAAATATACAAAGATATTTCCATCAATCAGTAAGTCTATCAAAAGATTTCTTTTAAATGTGCTTATATCTTGAAATGGATTAGGTTCTGTATTTAATAGTAAGTCTACTCTACTTCTTCTAATATTTTTTACTACAGGATTCGTGCCTACTATTTTTTCTCCAACATCAAATGGTATCTCAGCTGAGTCGTCCACTATCATGTTGACTGCTCTGTTTACTATTTCAAGTTGTTCGTATGCGTTTCTATAGTTATGTACGACTTCTTGAGACTGAATAGTTGTGCCTTGGTCTCTAGATATGACATACTGCGCAGGATTAGCTTTGTCCTCGTCTTGTGTGCCTAAAAATCTATCATACCATGCCATATTTGTCTCTCTGTATCTCGACCCATCTTTGTTGTTTTTTGGCTGTTACTAGCTTTGGGCGTTTTCCGTATATGCCATGTAATCTTAAATGATGATTATGACATAATGTAACAGCATGAGTATAAACTTTGTCTTCGTTTTCTGCTATAAAGTGTTCTCGAAGTTCTAATATTTCGTTTTCTGTTTCAATGGTGATCTTATTTTCTTTCATCCACCATTCTAGTAATTCAGTTAATCCATAAAAATGATGAAAGTCTAGTTTCTCCGTACTTCCACAAATGTAACAATGCGTGTCTTTTTTATATTTAGACTTAGCCTTGTCACGAACATATTTAACTAAATCTCGTTTTAAATCCATAACTTTACTTGTATAATAGAATTTTATCAAACTTTCAAGCTAAAGTCAAGAACTATTTTTTGAAGGGGTAATTAGAAACTAGTGACGCTTGTCTCGAACGAGTATAGTGCATAGCGAAGGGCATCTGCCATGTGAGATGCCATGTTGTGTTTGGGCTTTTCTTTTAATAAGTTAGGGTTTGGATCCCACTGATACTGGTCAAGAGAGGCTAAACTCTCCTTACATGCCTGATGTACTATTAGTTTATCATTGTCTACTATACCTGCAACCTGTCCGATGCCGTCTAGTACTGACTTTTTAGCGTTAATAGTACTGATGTCGTAATTTTGTGCAAAGTCAAATCTTGTTTGCTGAGCAGCAGAGTCAATGTAGATATAGTCTATATCCCATTTATGAATAAGTTTCCTTATTTCTATAGCGTGCTGTTCTGTTGTTCTTTCTGCGTCTAGATACTCATCGAGCAAGTAATATTTGTCTGCATCCCAGTCGTATGCGATTACACAAAATGCTGTAGGATCTTTGTACCCTACGTCCATACCTGCAAATACATCCATTTTGCTTGTTTCTATCTCCGATAAATCTGCTACACATTCTTCGTGGCTAAATGCCCATACTTGACCTTCAAATACATTGAAGTCTGCCATGTATTCCTGATTAAATTCAGATTCAGACATAGTTTTTCGTGCTTCGTCAATATCTTGGTCAGATATACGAGGGTTT